CCCATAACTGGGCCGCGACCATACCTCAAGAGGCATTGTTCGTTTAGCTGAGCTGCTGCGTTTGCATCGGTGTAATGTTTACACAGATCGCGTAAACTATTCCACCGATCAACGTAGGTATCGGATGCAGACTGAGAGTTTAGGGGTAAAGAAAGCCTTTCGGTCTTCTTAATTGGATCGGGAAGAATATACCACCTCTGACCATTATAGACAAAGAAAGCTGAACAGAAATAAATTCCCATTCCGGTAAGTATCTTTGATTCCAGGTTAAAATACGTAGCCAGATCGGTGGTGATCTCATCGGGGTCAATCGGAAAATCATCTTTAAGAATGAAATTCGAATCGTCTCCTACAGCGTAGATGGCGAGATACGAATCCCTCTGTAGACGCATAGCGTATACAGTAGTAATGATGTTGACAATAACATTACCGAGACCAGTTGTAACTGTACCAGAATTCCTCTGATAGTATAGAACCATTTTAATTGCGTGCTCTACTACGCGGATATCTTTTTCAAGATAACTATTCGCCCACATCCAACCGATAAACTCATCAAGCCCAAGAATAGAAAACATCTCTTCCTCGATTGAATACGTCTCGTCAAACTGCGATTTGTCAAATTTACCAAAATCGTTTTCAACACTCTGAAATGGCTGAAGCCCTATAAAGGTGTTAAAATGATTTTCAAGATCTATCTGACTTTTACGAATCTGAACACAGACTCTAGGATCGAGAATTTCGAGGAGCCTTTCGGTGATTATCCGGAAGAATGAGGATAATAAGTTTATAAAAGATTCGTGATGAATAACGGTTTGGAGTGGTTGAAACTCACCAAGGGCATTCGGATCAAGACGGTTTTTAGGTTCCACCTTTATAGTACACTGATAACTAGAAAGTAGCTTAGCAGTAAAAATCTGAGAATTCTTCGCATTAAAGTCTTGCTCGAAAGTATGCCATTTGCTCTGACCAATAGAAATAAGGTATGAATCAATAGACTCTCTGCTTATACAAGCTGGTTTCTCTTTAAAACGTTTTGATACGGTGCGCCAGTCAGGAACGCCTATGACATCAAGCACGTGAGCGACGACGTGTTGAGCTTGCTCGACGGGGTCGCATGGAGCTGCGACGCGGAATGCATTGGCATTACGTTTCTGAAGTGCGAGTAGAGTTTGCTTACGAGTCCTAGGTCGCGGATACGGCTGCGCAGTCCTAAGGTTCGATCTAACATCATATTTTTCAACATGTGTCCGATTAAACTTTAGACGGTCTCTATCGAGCTTCCAGCGTAAGTTGCTGAGATTGAATTCAACATCGCCGTTTTCAACCTGCATAGCCTGGAAATCTTCGTTATATTCCACGGGCATACCCGTTGCTTGGTCGTAGGAAATCTGAGCGTTCCTAAGAATATCAGTGATCGGAGCCGTTGGGGCGGAATGATGTACGGCACTTCTACCGAGGAAAC